CCATCAATGATAGAATTTCTTACTAAATCTGTTCTCGATATAAATAAAACTGTTGCCATAATTAATTTTTAAAACCCATTTTATTCCAATATGCAGCAGTATAACCCTTTCTAGGCATATTTCTAGGAGCTATAGATACTTTGTTTGGGTTTTTTTCTGGTCTAAAACCCTCGCTTCTTGCTTTTGTTGTGCTTATCGTATCTCCTAAAGACCTACTACCATCTTTTCTTGCGTATATTTTTCTAGTCCATCTATGCGAACAACGAGGTCCGCCTTTGTAAAGCCATACTGAATATGTATCAGCACCGTTTTTACCAAAGCCTGGATTGACAGGAACACTTTCAAGTGCCATAATATCTTCTTTACGATAGACTTTGTTGGCTTTCATCATCTTTATACAGAACTCTCTTGATCTACCTTTTCTAGTTTTGTAAGCACCAGAATAAGCTGTATACATATATCTTACTAAATATGTAATATCTTCTTTGCCCTCTTTTTTACTTTTACCATCTTGCTCACTTTCTTTATAGGGTGTAGCTTTAGCAACTCAATCAAGTCAAACTTCTCTAATAATTCTTCTTCGTTTTGTCCTTTGCCTATAAACTCTTCAAGTAGTTTGTTAGATTCTTTACTTAACTTAACCCCAGTTTCTTCTTCTCTTGTTTCTTCATCTTCTACATTTTCTAAGTCAGTAAATTCAAGAGGTTGTAGTGTTCTAAAATATAAATTAAGAGCTATATCATTGTAAGCTAGAATCTTATCAAAAGCATCAATCAAAAGATTTTGAAAGCCTTTGATTACAAGGTTGTCAAATAGTATAGATGCTGTTTTTAATTCGTCAGCGTTGTTACCAAGACCTGTACTATCTTTAATACCAAACAACATAGGACTTACCACCCTATGAGATACCATAATCTTTTTAGAACTCTCATCACTAAGAAACTGATATTGTTGGTGTGCATCACTAAGCTGTACAGGCTCTATACTTGCAGCTTGTTCTGGGTTATCGTTAAACGCTAGAATGAATTTACCTGCATTAGAACTTCCTGAAAACTTGTCATAGATACGTCTTTCTATCATTTCTCTTTGTTCAGGATCAGGTGTACCATTGTTAAAGTTAATAAGCATACTAGGAGCTAGACCATTCATAATGTTGTTTAGGTGATAGTTAGATATTTCTTCTTCTAACTCAGCGTATTGTGTACCACCTTGATAGTCTACAGGACTATAATACTTAAAACCTGCCCTGTATGGCTTAATATAAAGTATCTCTAGAGGCTCTTTAGACTTTCCATAAGCAGGAATACGTTTTAACTCATTACCTCGCTTATACTTGCTCCAATCACTAAAATAAAAATAAGCATTTATTTCCCCTTTTTCATCACATTTCTCAGCTCTTAATGTTTCAATAGGCATATGCTCTAACTGTACTATTTTGGTTCTGTCTTTTGAATAGATAACTTGTACAGCACATTGACCCATAAGTTTTAAATCGTAGCATAATTTTCTTACACAATCTTTTTTAAACAAGCTCATCATTTGTGCGTACTCGTTTGGTTTCCTATTTGAGTTAGTCGCATCTAAGCCTTTACCGTAAATCATTTCACTAACACCATTTATAATAGCATTATTTGTAGGACTACCGTTATATCTGTCTATTAAGTATTGGAAATACATATTATCTTCACCGTATTCAATAAAGTCTTTGCCTCTTACTTCCTTAACTTCAGGTGAGGTATACGTGCTTAAATTAACAATACTTAATTCTGATTTATTTTTCATATAATTATATAATCGTTATCGTACTGATCGTTTCCTGTTGGTACTGTGTATTCACCACTATTAACAGAGTAACTAGAAATAGTTTGATTAGTACAAAATATTTTGTCTTTGTATATTATGTTACTACCCTCTTTTACAGTCATATCATAAAATCTTCCCTCTACTAAAACAGGACTTAGTGCTTGTGAGATTACTAAATAGTTTTTGTCTGTTGAGGTGCTTATGCTACTGTATGTTGTTGAGGTGTTTGTAGAATCGTCTCTTAGTATCATACTAACTGTACTAGCATAACTTCTAGGAATTATTTTTAGAGTTTGTGCTGAAGCAGATGTAGTTAAATGTTTCATACTTATATAACGCACTATCTTTAGATTTTGTGTATAAAAAAACCCCCACATATCTGCGAGGGTTATTTAATGAATGTCGAATAAGTTAGGTACTCCTGTAGGTTATTGAACTGCGTATAAATTGCAATAACCTCGTAGCTATACGACTTGCCACTTACAATCACAGAGTCTTTAATAGTTGGGTTTACGTTCCCTTTACTATCCGTTGTCCGAGTATATCCTTTTGTTGTTTCGAAATTATAATTTTGTTTAAGTAATGAGCTTAAACTCGTATAATTATCTGCGTGGTCGGCCACTACACTAACGCCCCTTGATAGGGGGTGGAGGATTCGAACCTCCGTCTCAGTATCCACAACTCAAATATTAATGCCACTATCTCAGACACTATTACTCGCTTCTCATACATATTGCTATGTAAACAAATTTCCTTATTTGACTTTCAATATTTTAAAGAACATTTAAAAATTAATTACCCTGGATGAGAATTTAGGTACGACTACGTGTTGGTCTTCCGTAATACCTCGCCACGACCATACTGTGGCTTATGCTACTTGGTTCTAATTGTATTTGCGGTTCTTTCGAATTCAACGCCCAGCTGATACAGTTCAAACAAACCTTTGGCTCCATTCTTCTTTATATTCCTATTGGTTTCACTCTCCTTTAGGAAATCCGCCCCCAGGTGGGGTAGTTTAGTTACGAAATTCCACTTAGAAAAATTTCTGTATTGCTACAACTAAAGCCCCCCTTAAAGGTCTCGGATAATTATTTTTAATATTTTAAAGAACATTGTAGAATTAACTACACATCAAATATACGAACAAATGTTAATAAAACAAGTACTATTACTAATTTTAACATAATTTTAACATTTCTTTAACACTTCTTCTCTGTAAGCAAAAAAAAAGGGAGTTAAAAAACTCCCCTTTCAAAACTAAACTAATTTACATTATGAAAACTCTACAAGTTCAAATATACAAAATTAATTTTAATTTGGTGTAATCTGACTTCCCTCAGTTGCACCACTCATTACAGAACTTTGTACAAATAATGGTGGGTCAGTTTCTTGAGAAACAAATGTCAACGAGTAACCAGACATATCTCCCATAGCAGCTCCACTACTAAAAGTACCTGTTGTTAGTTCGCATCCGTGATCTTCACCTAATAAAAAGAAATTACCATTATAGTCTTCAACAATAATTTGTGGTCTTGCAACTGCTAATAATTTAATTTCTTCTGATGTTTGTTTTTCTTGGAATGTCAAGTTCATTACTAAACTTGATTCGTAAAAAGTAGTTCCGTTTTCTCTTGATGAGGTTACAGTAGTGTCAAGTGTTGATGTTCCTTTGATTTCAAACTTCATAAGTGTTGGACTTCCACCAAATGCTGATACTTCTCCACCAGATTTTGTTAAAGCTCCAAGACCCCCAAAGTCCACAAAAAAACAATTTTTAAGACCTCCTACTCCTGACTTACAGGGTAAACCTCTACCTTTTGTTAATATACAAGCCATATCTTTATTTTATTAAAAAAGGGTAGGTAGAAAACCACCTACCCCTCTATTTGTTAGTCAATTTATTTTATTAAGAGTATAATACAATATCACTTCCGATACCGTGCTGTACACCAGCAGATCCTCTTAATACAACTCTTACATTTTGTGATCCGTCAATATCAGCCATATCAATTAGCTTAACTTCTTGCCAATCGTTTAAAAGACCTGTACCGAAGAATAAGTTGCTTGTTTGTGCTGCAACCATTTTGTTATCTGACATACCAGGACAAGTATAAAGTGGAATACCTTGAAAGTTCATTTCAGTTTTTCCTACATTATATAAATCTCTATATCCTAAAGCTGCTTGTGCTTGAACATAAAACTTAGCTGCTTTTGTTCCAATGTAGATTTTTAAATCTTCCTTGCCATAAACAGCACCTGGAATTGCATCTACTACAGAATCAAGCTGTGCAATAATGTTTGACTTTGTAAGCGTTGAAGCTGATACATCTACCACATCACCATCTGCTGCTAGTAAAGTTTCAAAACCATCAAACTCACCTGCGTTTGCAGTAGCACCTTGCCAAATGTTTTGCTCTACTTTTTCTGCAACCTTATCAGCAACGTGTGCTAATAAAAAGTCAGAAAATTTAGGTGGTAAGTTGTCGTATTGACTAAAGCCCATACTCGCTGCTTCCCAATCTTGTCTGAAATCTTTTTTACAAAGCTGTAAGTTTACTTGAAACTCCTCTGGTTGCAAGATTCTTTCTGTTAAAGTTACATTTGAAGTAGAATCAAAATCACAAGTTGCATCTTTCAAAATGCTATCTAATGCTAATTTTTTAATTACTTCTTTAAATTTGATGTTCGGTTTAATAGTAACTCCACCACCAGATAAAGTTACACCTGATAACAATGCTGCTGCTATGTAATCCCCAGCGAATTCACCAGCGTAAGTAGTTGTTATTGAAGTTGTTGTTGCCATATCTATTTTCTTTTTTTATTTAATTATTAACTTGGGTCTGTTGCTGTAATAGCACCTGATGCGTTTCCGATTCCCCAAACATACCACTTAGCACCATCACTCCAAATGTCGATAAAATCACCGACTGATTCTGCTGATGCAACGAAGTTAATTTGATCTTCGCCAGAAGCTGCTACACTTGCTCCGTTTACTATTATAATCCCATCTATATTATCTCCCTCTGCACTATCAATAATATAATTTGAAGTATCAAACGCATTCGCTACTACAAATCTAAAATTCAAGCCAGAGCTTACTGCTGGTAACGTAACTGTAACACCTGCTGATGCTGCTAGTTCATACCATTTTCCACTATCTGCTGCTGTAAGAGTAGCTGCTGCCGTGATTTGACCGACCTCATTTCTTTCTCTCCTTGCAGGGTTTACTACGTGTGTTAAAACTGCCATAATTATATATTTTTATTTGTTTGCTAATTTATTCATAATTCTATCTAAAGTAGTCTCTACTCTATTTTCAGAGAACTTGACTTTAATTTTTTGTTTGACTTCAGGATTGTGAGCAATTGGCTCAGTTGCTGGAGTTTCGCTAAGTTCTTGTTTTACTTGATTCTCTACTTTTGCCATTTCTTCTTTCTCTTTTTTGTGTTCCTTAAGTTCATTAATCATACCTTTGATTTCTTCAACGGCTGATTCAAATTCTTCTTTAGAAACATATCTTGCGTCAACTTTTTCTTCTTTTTCTTCTTCTTTTTCTTCGTGTTCTCCTGCTTTGATTTCTTGAATTACACCCTCTTCTTGAACTACTAAAGTTCTGCCATCTTCCATAAGGTATTCACCTTGTGGTACGGCTACTTTTTCATCCTCTGTAAGAATAAAGATTTCGTTTCCTGATTCAAAAGCCTCTGCTTCTAATACTGTTCCGTTTTCTAGCTTCAACTGTGCTAATTCTAATGCTTTTTCAGTCTGAGTTTCTTCTAATTCCTCACCTAAAAAAGTCTTGATTTTGTTTAAGATTTCTGTTGATTTCATATTACTATAACGTGTTTAAATTTATATTTGCATTTTTAAATTTTACCTATACCTTGATTGATAATAAAACCCTTACAGCACTTTACTGAATAGGTTTCATTTTCACATAAACAAGCTCTACGTCCTCCCTTAGGACTTGTCTTACTTGGTGTCTTAAATTTTTTCATCTGCCTTGTCCTCTATATTTTTTCTTATATCCGTTTTGTCCTACACTTGCATTTTTGCTATGTGCGTGTGATTTACGTTTTGGCTTCACATATACACTTACAATCTTCCTAGCCATTATTTGTTTTTAGGGTGTCCTTTTGGTAACAAATCATTGTCGCCTGTATATTTAGCGTTTTGTGGTCTACCATTCTTTACCAAGTATAAAAAAGCATTTACTCTAGCAAAAGCCCATTGACTAGGGTTGTTTACTCTAGGACTGTGAGATACATTAAATGCACCTAAGCCTCTTTGAAATACTGCTTTTAATTTACCAACTGTAACACCATAACCTAATTTTTTTTTGTATCTTTCGTTAAAATCGTCTGACTTTTTTTGTAAAGTAGCCTCATCTTGTTTAGATACCTTTGCACCTCTTGATGTTGAGGCATCGCCTCTTGCTGTACCTTTACCTTTTGGTTTTGGGTTGGGTGTACTAGACTTTGGTGCTTTAGGAGATTTTCTTATACCACCTCTTTCACCTACCTCAGCCATTTTTACGCACTTACCATCTTTCTTCTTGTAACCTTTAGGACATTTGTGATATGCTAGATCTTCTTTGTTATGAAACTCACACGGCATATACCAAGTCTTACCCTCGTACTCGTGTTCGTGCATTCCCTCGCATCCTATGTTCTTAGCCATCTCCTCAGCCTTTTCTTTAGATGAATATGCTAGTCTATCATCTATTATAGCAAATTCATCATTTACAACCATAGATGCTAATTCTATTTCTCCTAATTCTTTTAATTTAGCCTCTGCATATCTCTTACCTGCTTTGCCACCCCAAAGTAAATATGAAATAGTACCACAGGCTTTAGTATCGCTTTCATCATAATACTCCTCTGCTCTACTTAGAAAAGAGTACATTCTCTTTATTGTTTCTTTTGATATTGGCTCACCTTTAGCTAGTTGTTTAGCTCGTATCTTACCTACTTGCGTAGCACATTTGTTGTTTACTTTCTCGTTTAGTTCTATACCTCTTTTAGCGTTGTTTTTAACTGCATCAGGGTAATCACTATATGCTTCGAGTTCTCGCCTCTTACCACCCTTTAAACGCTTGTCCTCTGTTATTATTGATCTTATATAAGAAAGCATTTCACTTGCTTCTGCTTCTTCTAGGTCTGCAAAGTCATTTACAGGCTCTTTTGGTCTTTCCATTTTATCAGCAAAGTAACCCTCTATACTGAAACCTTTTACTTTACCTGTCTTGACATAGTTGTTCCATATCTCCTCGTTGTTTACTTTGACAGCACCCATCCAAGTTCCTACTGGTACATCTAAACCATACTTACGAGATTTATCGTGTACCTCATCTTCTACTAACCAAGATTCTACTAAGGTCAACCCATTAATTGTGTGTTGGTGTTCAAGTGTAGCTTTTGATTGGTTGCCATTCATTAAGTAAAGCTGTGATGCTTTGGCTACTGTATCTCTGGAAAAATAAATATAATATTGCTCATCGCCTTTACTTCTTAATATAGGTTTATTTGGAATTAGTAAAGCACCCATTAAGATACGCTTTTCTTTATCAACCTCAGCAAGTTTTATTTCTTGACTTTTGAGAGCTATAAAATCTTCTTCAATTGCAGGGTTTTCTACTACTGATATAGCTTCTATTCCTGTTAGTTCATCATCTCCTAAAATAAGTTCTACAATTCTCATATTATAATAACGTCTTAATTAATTTTTTTGTTTATCCTAGACTTGCACTACTTACAATGTTTCTGTCTAGTTGTTGCGCTGTTGTAACATCTCCACTAACTACAAAAGCTCTAGGAGGAGGTTGATTACCAAGAACGTCTGCTAATTGGTTTACACCACTAGCACCTACTGTACTAAATGATGGTGGTACTGATGGTGCTGTGGCAGCAGGTACAGATGGTGTACTTTCTCCACCTGTTGACCTTGCTCCTAATGAGGCAGGTGGTCTTGGTGTTTGTGTTGATGTAATGTTTTTTACGTTTGCTATACCTGCTGCAATAACTGCTGCTGCACCAACAAAACCAAATATACCACCTTGTGCCAATGCTTTGTTAGCTCCTGCAAAGGTATCTTGTATTGCTTGTACTACTGCTATGGCTTTTCCAAACTTTGAGTTTTGTCCTACTATACCTGCTATGTTACCTAATGTTTGTTTGAGTTGTGCTTCTTTTGCCAGACTTAAATCTCTTTCTAGCTTTTCTTGATTGTTAGCACTATCTTGTAAAAATAAATCTAATTCTTGCTGAGCATCTTGTTGTGCTTGTGTGCCTTCTTCAAATGTTTTTACTTTTGCTTTTAGTCTTTCTTCTTCAACCTTTTTTTCTATTTCAAGATTCTCAAGCATTTTTTGAATTCTAGTTACCTCGTTAAGTTCCATTTCAGCATTGAAATCTCTTTCTGCTTTTTGTAACTCTGCTTTATTCTGAGAAGCAGATAATTCTAACTCTAATCTTTCTTTTTGTAACGCAACTCTATTAGCCTCTTGTTCTGACATAAAGCCCTCTATTTGAGCTTCTATAGCTTTCTTTTCGTTTCTTGCTTCTAGTAATGCTAATCTATCTTCTTCAAGACCTGATAATTTAAACTGTAACTCTGCTTGTTCAATCATCAAATCAGCATTAGCTAACATAGATTTTTCTTGTTCTTCAAGAGTAGCTTTCAAATCATTGTTTGCTTGTATTCTTTCATCTATGCTTTTTAAGTCATTATCTCTAAGTTGTCTTTGTTGTTCTGCTTGTCTGTCGAATTGTTCTATAAGTCCTTGATTAACTATTCTTGCTTCATTAGCTGATTTTTTAAGTTGCTCGTTTGCCTTAACATTTTCTGCAATAGCTTTTACGTTTATTTTACTAACACCATCTACTACCTGTGATGTTATATTAGAAACTTCATTTACAGCTTCTCCAAAATCTTTTATGACATTACCTGCTGCATCTACAGCATCAGTTCCTATTTCTATAACGTCTTCTTTTATATCACTTAGCTCTTGTTTGAGTTCTGCAATCCTATCAGGATCATTACCACCAAGCCAAGATTGTTCCCAAGCTAATTGAGCGCCAACTATTCCAGCTTTGATTGCGTTAAAAGCTAACTTCATAGGGGTCAAAGCTATTGTAATTACATTTTTTGCTACCCTACCTAGTGCATCAAAGTTTTCTGTAGAGGAAGATACGTTTTCATATACGGTAACCAATACGTTACCAACCTCAGTAAATACTTGTGATATAGTGCCTGTTACTACTGCAACTGCATCCATTACTTTTTGATTCTTAGATAATGCTGTTGCTAAAGCTCCAAACAATGCGACAATAATACCAATACCTGCTGCTTTAAATGCAGTACCAATACCTTTTACACCTTTGCTAAAACTACCTGTGCTTTTTTCGCTGTTTTTTAGTTGTTTGTTTGCAGAATCTAATTGTTTTTCTAATTTAGAAAACTCTTTTTGAAACTCGTCTAAGTTTTTTACAGCTTCTGCGTATTTTAGTTTTAATTCTGCTTCTACTACTCGCCCCATAACTCGCTTTTAAATTGTGTGTATGCTTCTCTGACGCTTTCTGGGTATTTGTATTTACCTTTAGCTATTCTTATGTTTTCCGTTTCGCCTTTTGCATAAGGCAGTAAGTCTAATATATTCTTTATCATTATGTTAGTACACTATTAGTATATGTT